GCATTCATACCAATAGAATGTTACATCTGGAGGAGGACTCAGATGAGTGGAAAAAAGAAAAGAAGAAAATTTGGGAAGATTATTATCTTAACAGTAGACGTTTATATTTTTATGATCATTGGGGAAGCGTGGATGTTACGGTACTATCTACTAATATAAGATATTTTGTACGTCACTTTAATGTTGGTTGGATTGTATTAGACCACCTCTCTATCATGGTATCAGGTGTTGAAGGTGGAGATGAAAGAAGATTAATAGATAACATTATGACTACATTACGTAGTCTAGCAGAAGAACTAAACATAGGTATGTTCATCGTCTCCCACTTAAGGAGACCTCAACAGGGAAAGGACCATGAAGATGGCAAACAAGTCTCTTTATCAGATCTTAGAGGGTCAGGAAGTATTGCTCAACTCAGCGATTTCGTCATTGGGCTTGAACGGGATCAACAATCTGACGGTGAAACCGATGTTAGAGTACTTAAGGCAAGATATAAAGGCGCATCTACAGGACTTGCAGGGAGTCTCTTCTACGACAGTACCACAGGAAGACTCCAAGAATGCGGAAGTAGCTCAGTGGGTGAGGATAGATCAACTGGAAAAGAGAGTTTCTAAATTGGAAGACTTAGTGTTACCTAAGAGAAATGTCTTTAATGAAAGGAAGGTATAATGGAACTAGAACTCATAGTAGACATTGAAACAGATGGGTTACTACCTGATGTTACTAAGATACATTGTATAGGGATGACAGTAGTAGGAGCTGCAGCTGCTCAGATTTTTGCTAATGAAGAACCTTATGAATGTATTGAAGATGCACTAGAGTTAATGTCTAGAGCTAAGTCTTTAACAGGACATAATATCATAGGGTATGACCTCCCTGTTCTTAAGAAGTTACTAGGGTGGACTCCAAGTAAAAACACTGAGATCATAGACACCTTGGTAATGTCTAGGCTCTGCCATACTAGTCTTAGGGAGGTAGATGCTAAACAGAAATCTATTGAGACTAAATTCTGGGGAAGCCATAGTCTTAAAGCTTGGGGTAAACGCTTAACTGTAGAGAAGTCTGAACTTGATGGAGATGATGTATGGTCTCATTTTACTGGAGAGATGGCTGATTACTGTATGCAGGATGTGTTAGTTACCTCTGAACTTAAGTACCACTTTGAGTTACAAGAATATAGTCCAGAAGCTATCCAACTGGAGCACCAGTTTGCTACAGTAATACAACGTCAAGTTGAGTATGGGTTTAGCTTTGACATCAAGAAAGGACAGGAGTTATATGTCAAACTACTTAAACGTCAAGATGAACTTGGTGGGGGATTAAGGAAAGCATTTGGTAGTTGGTTTGTTTCAGATGGTGAGCTTATTCCAAAGAAGGATAACCTAAAGAGAGGCTATACAGCTGGTGCTCCTCTTACTAAGATTAAGAAGATAGATTTTAATCCTAACTCAAGAGATCACATAGCAAGAAACCTTAAGACATTCGGATGGGTTCCTAAAGATTTTACACCTAATGGTAAACCTAAAATAGATGAGACAGTTCTATCTAAACTGAACCTTCCTCATTGTAAAGAATTAAAAGAACACTTCTTAATAAGTAAACGAATATCACAATTAGCGGAGGGAGATAATGCTTGGCTTAAATTGGAGCGAAATGGACGGATTTACGGTGGGGTTAATACTAACGGTGCAGTCACTGGGCGTTGTACTCACAGCCGTCCTAATGTCGCTCAGGTCCCTGCATCCTACAGTCCTTATGGTACTGAGTGTAGGTCTCTTTTTAGAGGTGGTGAAGATAGGCTTCTTGTTGGCTGTGATGCTGATGGTCTGGAGCTTCGGGCTTTAGCAGGATATCTTAAACGATTTGACGGAGGTAAATATGCAGAAGCAGCAGTCAATGGAACTAAAGACAAAGGAACAGACATTCACTCCATCAATAGAGATGCACTTGGAATCCAATCAAGAGATACTGCAAAGACTTTTTTCTATGCATTCATTTACGGGGCAGGAGACGCTAAACTTGGTAGTATTCTTGGAGGAGGTCCTAAGAAAGGAAAACAAGCAAGGGAGAATTTCTTATCTGGAGTCAGCGGTCTTATGGACCTTACCAATAGAGTTAAGCAGGTATATAGAAGGCGTGGGCATCTCGTTGGTTTGGACGGACGGAAATTACATATTCGATCAGAACACTCTGCTCTCAACACCTTACTACAATCGGCAGGTGCTGTGCTCATGAAGAAAGCTTTAGTTCTACTTGATGAGACACTTCAAAAGGTAGGATTAAAAGAGGGTAAAGATTATGAATTTGTAGCTAATATTCACGATGAATTTCAAATAGAGGTATTCTATAGATATGCAAACGTCATCTCTACATACGCAGCTCAGTCTGTTTCAAGAGCAGGAGAATACTTTGAATTTGACTGTCCACTTTCCGCAACTGCTCACATTGGAAAGAACTGGAGCGAGACGCATTGATTCAATTGATAAACTGGTTCAATTGTGGGTCAGTAGTAATTCAATGTGTATGAGTAACTGTCCTTATAAGAGTGGTAAGGATTACTTTAGATATAGACGTAAGGTAGTATCAGGGTTTATAGGCTGGTTGTTTGAATATAAATGTCAGGATTGCCAAGAAGAAAATCCTACAAAGACTTTAGACTGCCACCACCTTGATCCTACTACTAAATTATCTTCGGTATCACAGTTAGTTAAATGTGGTAAGTACAAAAAAGCTTTACTAGAATTATTAAAATGTGCATACTTATGTAATGTATGTCACTATAAAAGACATGCTAACTTAGGAGATTTAGATGAAGACTTCCAGACTATTAATAGACGGAGACATACTTACTTACAGAACTTGTTGGGCTTGTCAGACTCAAGTACAATGGGAGGATGATATAGTTACAACAGCTACTAATTTAAAAGAAGTAAAAGCACAGGCTGATGCTATGATATCTTATTGGCAGGAACAGCTTGGAGTAAAGCAGTTAATCATTTGTTTTTCTCCAAAGGGAGGCAAATATTTTAGACACAATATTTTAGAGAGTTATAAGGGAACAAGAAAAGCCTCACAGAAACCTATGGGATACCATTCTTTAGTGGAGTATCTTAAGGACAAGTACTCCTACTTACAGGTTCCTATGTTAGAAGCTGATGATACACTAGGTATACTAGCTACCAACGGTGAATGTTCTCGTAACATTATTGTTAGTGTAGATAAAGATATGTTAACGATACCATGTGAGTACTACAACATGGACAAAGAGATAACTGAAACTGTTTCTCTACAACTAGCAGACTACATGCACTTGTATCAGACATTGGTAGGTGACTCTACAGATAACTACAAGGGATGTCCTGGAATTGGACCTAAGAAAGCTGCAGAGATACTTAAGGTTCCAGCATGGTCCAGAGTAGTAACAGCTTTTCAACAAGCAGGACTAACAGAAGAAGATGCATTAGTTCAAGCAAGAGTGGCTCGTATTTTACGAGCTAATGAATATGACTTTGGAACAGGGGAGGTAAAATTATGGGAGCCGTCAAGAGCCTGATGTATTGTGATGAGTGTGGTCAAGAGAAAACTTATTTACTTACGGAGGAAGATATGATCCAAGCAGAAGAAGAGATGATAGCTGATGCAGAACCACAATTAAATGATCAGTGGAAAGGTGGAGCTACTAACATAAGACCTGCTTACTATGCTAAGTATAAGATAGATCCTTGGACTTTTATTATAGAAAACCAATTGGGTATGGATGTAGGTAGTGTGGTAAAATATGTAGTTAGACATCAAGATAAGAATGGAGTTGAAGATTTAAATAAAGCAATCAAATGTTTAGAGATGATGAAGGAGCACTACTACAATGAAAAAGGTTAAAGAGTTTCACAAGAAGATGGAGTTAGCTATTGATCAACCTTATAGTAAAGAGCTAATGAACTTTAGACTCCAGTTATTATTTGAGGAGATACAGGAGTTAGCTACTGCTGCTTTAGATGTAGAAGAAGCAGAAGATAGTAGGGAAAGAAATGTTTTAATGCAAAAATTATTGAAAGAAATGTGTGATGTTGTTTATGTTATTAAAGGTATGGCTGTATCCTTTGGTATGGATTTTGACCAAGCTTTTAAACTAGTACATAAAAGTAACATGAGTAAACTACCTTTATTAAAAGATGCTGATGGTAAGGTCCAGAAAGGACTGAACTATGAGCCTCCTATGCTGGAGGGTTTAATTAATTGACAAGTGTAAGAGCACAGGTAATAACCAGACGTACATACAATAGACCTACAGATACAGGCTATGAAACGTGGGAGCAGACAGTTGATAGAGTGATACAGCATCAAGCTTGGCTCTGGGATAGAGCAGGAACCTCAGATATAACTGAGCTTGTAGAGCTAAGAGAACTAATGATTAGTAGGAAGGTAATGGTTAGTGGTAGAACATTGTGGTTAGGAGGAACTGATGTAGCTAAGAAGCGTGAGGCTAGTCAGTTTAATTGTTCACATTTAAAAGTGGAGACTATTCATGACGTTGTCGACTCTCTATGGCTCTTGCTTCAAGGGTGTGGTGTGGGTTTCACGCCTGTTGTCGGTACACTCTCTGGTTTCACATCACCTATCAGAAATATTCAAGTGCTACGTTCTAAGCGAACTAAAAAAGGAGGACACGAGGGAAACAGAGAGTCTTCCGATAATGGGACTTGGACGATTACAGTTGGAGACTCCGCTGAAGCATGGGCAAAGTCTATCGGTAAGGTTCTGGCATATAAAGGGAAAGCTACAAATTTCGTACTCGATCTCACACAACTCAGACCAGCAGGACAACGTCTCTCAGGATATGGGTGGATCTCTTCAGGTGATGGGCCAATGTCACGAGCCTTCACAGAAATCGTTGGGATTCTAAACAAGAAGTCAGGACAGTTGCTAGGTAAGATAGACATCCTAGATATTATGAACTGGTTAGGTACTGTTCTATCTTCTAGGAGATCAGCAGAGATAGCCTTGGTCTACCATGATACTCCAGAGTGGGAAGAGTTTGCTAGAGCCAAGGAAGATCTATCAGCATCACCACACAGAGCACAGTCTAATAACAGTGTAGTCTTTTGGAAGGAGCCTAGTCATGAGCAACTTGAACAACTCTTCAAGATCATCTCAGAATCAGGAGGATCAGAACCTGGATTTATCAACGGAGAAGAAGCTAGGAAACGTGCTCCTTGGTTTAGTGGAGTCAATCCCTGTGCAGAAATTCTCCTTGGAAACAAATCTTTCTGCAACCTCTCCGAAGTGGACCTCAGCAAATTCAGAAATGATAGCGGAGGACTTGAACGAGCTATGTATCTTATTGCCAGAGCCAACTATCGTCAAACTCTTGTCAATCTTGATGATGGCATATTGCAAAGAACATGGCATGAGAACAATGAGTATCTCAGGTTATGTGGAGTTGGACTTACAGGGATTGCTACGAGGCAGGACTTATCACAGTATGACTACAAGCGACTACGTAATATAGCAGTACATGGTGCATACTCTATGGCAGATGAGCTAGGTACTCAGCGTCCTAAGAATGTAACAACTATTAAACCTAGTGGAACACTGAGTAAGATCATGGATACCACTGAGGGTTGTCATAAACCTATGGGTAAGTACATCTTTAACAATGTTAACTTTAGTATCAATGATCCTATGCTTCCTAGACTTAGAGAAGCAGGGTATCATGTTGTTATTAATCCTACTGATGAGCATAATGCTATCGTAACATTCCCTGTATCTTGGGAGAACATAAGGTTTGATAAGGAGGGAGATTTATATGTTAATAACGAGACGGCTATTGAACAGCTTTCACGCTACAAGTTACTCATGGATTCTTACGTTGAACAGAACTGCTCGATTACGATATCTTATAAAGAAGATGAAGTCCCTGCTATTAGAGATTGGCTTAAAAGTAATTGGTCTAGCTATGTTGGTGTTAGCTTTCTTCCCATTACTAATACTGTCTACGAATACCTTCCACAAGAAGTAGTAACTGAGGCTAGGTACAAGGAGTATGTAGCACAGCTAACTGATGTAGACTTTAGTGACACTGATAGTACCCATGAAATAGAGAACGATGAGTGTGAGTCTGGTGTATGTCCTGTTAAATAGCAGTTGCGCTAGTGTCGCAATAACTTCAGACCTTAAGAAGAGGAATCAATGGATAATATTATAATTACTGATGGACTACTTAAAGAATTAGATGAGAACTTTGGTCCTCAAGGAATACGTAACGCTAAAAGTATAGAGGATTTCTACAAGATCAAAGGTTACATAGAGATATTAGATTACTTAAAAGATAGACAGGAAGAACTAAGACAAAACCAATTCGATAACACTGATCAAATTACTTTAGACAGTAGTTAACAAAGGAGATTACCGTGATTAATTTAGGATTATTATCAGCAGTATTATGTATGGGTGGAGCACCTTCACCGCCCCCACCTCCCCCTCCACCTCCTCCTCCACCGCCTCCTCCAGCTCCTCCAGCTCCGATAGCTAGTGTTGCTAGTAAGGCTAAGAGTCCAACGGAGAAAGCTACGACAGCTGCTAAGAAAAGAACAGCTAGAAAGTCAAGAGGTAAAGGAGCATTTAATACGCTAGGTTCTGGTTCATCCACTGGATTAAACATAGGGTGATAATATAATATGTGTCCTGTAACTTTTACTGCACTTGCTGCTGGTTATATGGGTGCAACTGCAGCAGCCGTGGTAGGTACAGCTGTTTCTGGAGCACTGATAGGAATGGGAGCTACTGCTGTTATGAACGTAGCTACAGGACAAAGTATTACTTCTGGACTAGGTAAAGCAGCTTTGTTTGGAGCAATAGGTGGTGGTATTTCAGGTGGTATTTCTCCTGGTAGTTTCTTTGGTGGAGGTGCGACAGGATCATTAGGAACCTTCTCTTCAACGATACAAGCAGCCAATCCTATATTATCTTCAATGGCTCCTAGTTGGGGTGCTATTGCATTATCAGGAGCAGCAGGATCATTAATGAATTCCATGACATCACCAGTAGGATACACTCCAGCTGCACAAGTATCACAAATACAAGCTTTGAACACCAACATAGCTACCACAGGTAGTGGAGGTAGACAAGCTACTAAATCATTAGCTACTGCTATAGCAAGAACTAAGCAAAGAAAATTAACTCAGCGTGATGTGGGAGAGCTAAGTCTTTCTACTGAATCATTCACTAACACAGGATTACAATTAGCATGATGCAAACTAACAAACGCTACTCAAATATGTGCCGTGACAAACAGTGCTTCTTAGATGTAGCATGGGAGAGTGCAGAGCTAACCTTACCTTTTATATTACCTCGTCATGGTGATAGAAACAATCCTTTACCTACACCTTATCAAAGCATAGGAGCCAAAGGTGTTAACAGTTTAAGTTCTAAGTTTTTACTTACCCTGTTCCCTCCTAACTCCCCCTTTGTGAAGTTTCAGATTGATGACTTTATGTTACAGGAACTAGAAGCACAACGTGCTCCAGTAGAAGAAGGACTTAACTCTATGGAGAGAGCCATTAGTAATGAAGTAGAAGCTAAGGCTATGCGTGTACCATTGAATGAATGCTTACGTCACCTAGTCATTACTGGTAACTGTGTCCTTCATGTTGGTAAGAAAAATAAAATTAGAGTATTCCATCTAGATCAATTCTGTGTAAGACGAGATCCTCAAGGTGAGATGCTAGAGATTATAGTTAAAGAAGAAATGTCTAGAGAATTATATATGGACATCTTTAATTCTGCACCACCTAAAGAAACAGGTGACGATGCAGACGGTACAGAAAAAGTACTAGAATTATATACAGTAGTTAGACGTAAGGGCGATAAGATAAGAGTACATCAAGAAGTAAACGAAACTAAAATACCTAACACTGATTCTAATTATCCAGTAGAGAAAAACCCTTGGTTAGCCCTACGGTACAATGCAATTGACGGTGAGGACTATGGAAGGGGATTTGTAGAGGAGTACTTAGGAGATCTAAGAGCAGCAGAAGGTTTGAATAGAAGTATCTTAGAAGGAACTGCTGCTGCTGCCAAGGTGATCTTCCTTGTTAAACCTAATGGTACTACCAAGATGAAGTCTGTTGTTGCACCTAACCTATCTGTTAGACAGGGCAACCCAGATGATGTCGGTGTTATCCAAGTACAGAAGTTCAATGACTTTAGAGTAGCTAGAGAAACACTAGAGTCTATTGAACGTAGACTAGCTTCTGCCTTTTTATTGTTAGAAGGAGTACAGAGGAATGCAGAAAGAGTTACAGCAGAAGAGATCAGAATGATGGCACAAGAAATTGATACCTCAAAGGGAGGAGTATATTCACTACTATCTCATGAGCTTCAACTTCCATTAGTAAAAAGAATACAAGCAGGACTAGAGAAGGAAGGTAAGTTACCTAAGCTACCAGAAGGGACCGTTGAACCTGTCATTATCACAGGCTACGAAGCTCTAGGTAGAGGTAATGATGCTAACAAACTGGCTACCTTTATACAGACTTTGACTCAAACCTTAGGACCAGAAGTAGTAGCAAAATATATCAATGTTTCTGACTTTGCTAAGAGAATAGGTGTAGGCTTTGGTATAGATATGAAGGGTTTAGTTAAGACTCCAGAGGAAGTCCAACAAGAACAACAAGCTCAACAACAGGCACAGCAACAGGCAGAAATGATGAAAGCAGGAGTGCCTAATGCTGTTACCCAAGGTGGTGAAATGATGAGAGAACAACAACAACAAGGAGCACAGCAACAAGATGGCTAATAAAAATACAGAAGGAAAAGAGAAACAGAAAGAAAAAGATAGAGTAGCTAAGTCCGTAACTAGTAAAGCTGAACTTAAGAATGTTGAAATTAACAATAAAATTCTTGAACAGAAAGCTAAAGTACGTACAGCTGGTGGACTAGAGTCTACCTATACTAAGATACAATTAAGAAACGGAACTATTAAAGAACATTACGGAGAAAGACATGGCAGACCAGCTAGTAGTACCAACTGAACAAGGAGACATGTCTGCTGAAGACCAATACAATCAAGAGATGATTGATAAGGTGGACGGTAATGATATGTCTACTGAACGTCCTGCTCTAGACAATAGTGGTGATAAATTTCAGGGAGATTATGGTAAGCTTAAAGAAAGTTATGAAGCATTAGAACGAAAGATGCACGGTGCTCAAGAAGAAGACGTACCTGTAAATGTTCAAGAAGATCTAGGTATACCACAAGATGTACCAGTAGCTGAGGGTGCATTTGATATGAATGCTTTAACCCAAGAGTACACTGAGAATGGATCACTGTCTGAGAATAGTTATAAACAATTAGAGGATGCTGGTATTAGTCAAGAGATGACTAACCAATACATTGCAGGACAGAAAGCATTAGGAGTACAGATTGGAAATGATGTTAAGAATACTGTAGGTGGGGAAGAAAACTACAATGGTATGGTAGAATGGGCTAAGAATAATTATAGTGAAGATCAAATAGCTGCTTATGATAATGCTGTTAACTCAGGTAATATTGAGTTAGCTAAGATGGCAGCTAAAGGATTACAATCAGACTACCAGAACACTGAAGGTGTAGAGGGTAGAATATACGGTGGTAAACAAGCTGCTCCTGAGGGAGGACACGGAGATGTATTCCGTAGTAATGCTGAAGTAACTACTGCTATGAAAGATCCTCGTTATGATTCTGACCATGCTTTTAGACAAGATGTAAGAGATAAATTAGAAAGGTCTGACCTGTTTAATCAGGGAAGACTGTAGTTTTAGTAGTACGCTATTAAGTATTTAAACAAGTAAACAGAGACGGGCTGCGGTCCATAATCCCTAGTTGAAAGTTAAAGAAAGTATAGCAATTAATGTTAGATACTTTTTATAAATTTTAAATTAGGAGGATACGATGTCAGTTACAGATACAACTGCACCCGTCCTTACAATGACCCGAACAGGCCAAGCTAATTCTGCAGGAGATTCATCTGCATTAATGCTTAAGGTCTATGCTGGTGAAGTCTTGACTGCTTTCGAGCAAGCAAGTGTAACGATGGACAAACATGTAATGCGTTCAATTAGCTCTGGAATATCAGTTCAATTTCCATTAGTATGGAAGACTGGTGCTACTGAGTATGCCTATATCAATGGGTCTGGGAATACTGGAACCACAGGTATTGAATTGGATGGTACAATTATACACAAGAACGAGAAGGTCATCTCTATTGATGGTCTATTGATTGCTGATCACTTTGTGAACAACTTGGATGAGGCTATGTCTCACTTTGAAGTTCGTTCTATTTATGCTAAAGAGGCTGGTATAGCTCTAGGTACACAATGGGATCAGAATGTATTACAACAGGGACTACTAGGAGCACGATCATCTACTCTAATCACGGGTGGTAATGGTGGTACTGTACTCACTAACGGATCTTATGGAACGTCAGGTTCTACTCTAGGTTCAGGACTCTTTGATGCTGCAGAACAGCTTGATGAGAATAACGTACCTGAGAATGACCGTTATATGTACGTTCGTCCTGCCCAGTATTATCTAATGGCAGAAACTACTGATCTCATCAACCGTGACTGGGGTGGAGCAGGAGTATATTCAGAAGGTGAAGTTATGAAGGTTGCTGGTATTCACATTGTGAAGACTAATAATCTCCCTATTACTAACATTGCTGGTGCTCAAGTATCAACACACGATGTAAATGCATCTACGACTAAAGCATTAGTAATGCATAAGTCAGCTGTAGCTACTGTGAAGCTATTAAATCTAGCTGTTGAAACAGAGTATCAAATTAAAAACCAAGGCTGGATCATTGTAGCTAAGTATGCAATGGGACATGGCTTCATTCGTCCAGAAGGTTGTGTCGAATTTAAAACCTCTTAAGGGAAAGGATATAAAATATGACTGATATTGCAAATATCCAATCTCTTGCTGTGGCTGCAGATACTGTTACCAATGTAGAGTTAATACAACCCTATGCTGATAACGCTACTGTCGGAACGTCATTTGAAACAATCTCCAACACCAATGCTGATCAGGTTTTTCCTGTTCTTGTTGGTGCTGACATCGATGTAGTATCTGGTGATATAGCTGATGATGTTGGAAGTACAGGTGCAACAAGTGTACGAGTAACGTATCTTGATGCTAGTTCTAATCAAGCTTATGAAGATGTAGCAATGAATGGTACAGGTGCAGTTGAGATGACTGAACAGACTATTTCATTTATTCAGAAAGCTGAAGTTGTTGATTCTGGTACTGGATTAGCTGCTGCTGGTGCTATCACTATTGCTGATGTAACTGGTGGTGGTGTTCATGCACTTATTGATGCAGGTATGAAAGAGTCAGGTAACTGTACTTGGAAGATTCCTGCTGGTCACTCTGGTTATGTTCATGGCTTTTGGTATGATGTAGACGCTGTGGCTGCTGGTGTTGGTACTGTTGAGATTGCTTTACAAGTAGCACATGCTGAATCTTCTGGAGTTGCTAATTCAGAAACTTGGCGTACTATTGCTAAAGTAACAGTAATTGAAGGTGACAATGATATTGTTGCTGCTACTGGTGGTAATCAGAATAACGCAGGTTCATTTTCCTTTCCAGGAAATATACCTTTTGTTGTTCCTTCTAAAGCTATAGTACGTTTGGCTGCTAAATCGCCAGCTGCTGTAGCCGTTACTGCTGGCTTTAGTATGTCAGTACAAGGTAGCGGTGGCGGTACGAGTATAACACAAAGTTAAACTATTGGGGAGGGCTACTATAGACTCCCCATCTTTTTATAATAAGGAGAAATAACGATGGCAGATACAAGCAGAACTGTCGCAGATATGGCAAGCAATCTGTTTCAAGACAGTCAGGCTGCTGGGTCAATCACGCCCCAAGACCTTAGAGATTTTCTAGAGACTTGCCAAACAAAACAAGGAAGTATTTATGTAAGCACAGCTAGTGCTACAACTATTGCAGGGGCAGCTAATGTAGATCCTGCTTCTCTTACTAACATGGTAGCAGTAGAGACAGCAGCTACATTTACTCTTAGTACAGCTCCAACGGCTAATGAGTTTGACATGAATACAGATGGACAGCTAAGGTACACTGGTACTCCCACTACGAATGTATTCTTTACAGCTTCAGTAATGCTGGAGATTGTAACAGCTGGAGTTGATTTGGAATTAGTCATGGCTGTAACCAAAGGTGGAACTATAGTAACTGGTGCTAAAACTGGTGGATTCTGTCCACGAGTAACAACTAACTCAGTGCCTATGTCTGTCTCTGGTTTTACTTCAATGGCTACTAATGATTATTTAAATATATTTGTTGGTAACGTAGATAGTACAGTTAATGTCGTTGCACGTATGGCACAACTTACAGCCTTTTCTTTGGTAACTTAAAATGTCATTTATATCACAAGTTCCTATGTCAGAACTTCAAGCAATTAACATGTTGTTAGCTGCTATTGGAGAAGCTGCTGTATCTAATCTAGAAACAGCTACTACTGTAGAAGTTACTCAGGCTAAGAACTTGTTAAGCAATACAAACAGAGCGATACAACAGAAAGGGTGGCACTTTAATACAGAGTGGGATGTTGTTATGGCTTTGGACTCAGAAAGCTTGGTTCCAGTAGGTTCTAACATTCTATCTATTAGCATTCCAAATAAAATAACTACCTTAAGAGGACGCTCTGGTTCTCCTTATCTGTATGATTTAGAGAACAATACATTCACCTTTGGGAGCGCACCTAATAATGCTGTTACTATTGTTCTTCTCGATTTTATCGACACTCCACAAACTTTTAGACAATACGTAACTCTAAGATCAGCTAGGATATTCCAAGAGGAAATCATAGGACAATCTTCAGCAGAACAAATTAATAGAATAGAAGAGAGTGAAGCTTATGCAGATCTCTTGGATGATGAAACAGATAGAGCAGGTTACAATGTAGGTTACAGTGATATTGAAATGTTTAACATAACGAAGAAACATAGGAAACTCTGGTAGATGCCCTTAATTACTGAGCAAATAAGTAACCTAATAAATGGTGTTTCACAGCAACCTCCTAGTTTACGATTAGCATCCCAAGCTGAAGTACAAGAAAATGGGATGGTTACTATTGCTGAAGGTCTTAAGAAAAGACCACCTTTAGAACATGTAGTAAAGCTTAATAACAAAACAGATACAGATGCTAAGGTTCACTTTATAGACAGAGATGCTAATGAAAGATATGTAACTCTTATTACTTCAGATCAATTTGATACTGCATTTTCTAGTGATTACTCTGGAACAGCTTTAGAGGTCTTTAGTATAGATGATCCTGTTAATCCTTGGGATACTTCTTTTAGTACATCTTATGGTCCTAATGATTATAGCCGTAGTCTTTCTGGTATTCAAGGAGAAGATTTAGATTACATTAGAGTTAACGATGCTAGAGATACTATTAAATTATTCACTGTAGCTGACTTTACTTTCTTATTAAATAAAAATAAAGTTGTAGCTAAGAGTGGTCTTTCAGGTGAGATACGTGATCCTGAAGGCATTGTTTTTCTAAAGCAAGCTACCGCTGATACAACCTTTAAAGTTTTTTTAGATGGAGCTGATGTAGGTTCTATTTCAGCTGATGCTAACGCTGATACTTTAGTTAACAACATATCTACTGCTATGGCTACTCCAGGATATACAATTACTAAGTTTGGTAGTAGTAATGTTCATGTTACTAAGAATGATGGGTCAGACTTCACACTACATGCTGAAGCTCCTGAAACTAACATGATAGCTATTAAAGATACCATAGTAGATTTCACAGATCTTCCTGCTAGAACCAAAGATGGCTTTACTATTAAAGTAACAGGAGATCCAGAGAGTACTACAGATGATTACTGGTTATATCATGTCAATCAATCTGATGATGATGTTGGTGAATGGGTAGAAACTGTAGAACCTGGATTAGATAATGATCTTAATGCTGCTACTATGCCTATTAAATTAGTTAGGGCTTCTCCTTATCCTTGGGATAAAGCATTTTCTGATGACTTTGGTAGACCTAGTTTTTCTTTATCTCAAATAGAGTGGACAGAAAGAATAGCTGGTGATGAAGAAACAGCTCCAGATCCTTCTTTTATTGGTCAAAGAATTAATGACATGTCTTTCCATAAAAACAGATTGGCTATACTAGCTGGTGAGAATGTTATACTTTCTGAATTAGGTGGGTTCTTTAACTACTATGCAACCACTGCTACAGATCTCTTAGATACAGATATGATTGATCTTTCTGCACCTACTAATGAAGTAAGTATCTTACATAACTTTGCACCCTTTAATGAAAACTTAATGATCTTCAGTGACTTTGGACAGTTTAAATTGTCAGAGTTTGCTGCTGGAGGATTGACTCCAACCAATGCTAAACTATCTTTACTAACACAGTACCAATCTGATAAACTTGTAAAACCTGTAGTTAATGGTAGAAAGATTTACTTTAGTGATGAGAATGATGGGTTCAGTGTTATACGAGAATTTGGTATCATAGAAGATTTACAAGAAGAGACAGCTGAAAATATTACAAGTCATATACCTAGTTACATAAAGGGTAAAGGCTTTGAAATTATTCCTCATGAAGAATTTTTATTTGTATTATCAGATCAGAATCTTAATGAGATATTTGCTTATAAATTCTTATTTCAATCAGGAGCAAAGAAGTTAAGTTCTTGGTCTAAGTGGGTATTCAAGCCTGAAGAAAAAGTTATAGGTATGAAGATCATAGAACATATAGCATACTTTGTTATAGTAAGACCTGATGGTACATACCTAGATAAGATGTCTTTACAAGATGCTAACCTAGTGAATCTTCCAGAGTCTGATACTCAACTTCCATTTAAGGTACACCTTGATAGACTAGTAGAGTCTAAAGGAATATACGATATATTAACTGACATCACTACTTGGTCAGTACCTTATCCAGATAACTTTGGGTCTACCTTTAGAGTAGTCCTTGGTCCTGCGTGGACAGGTAGAGAGGGTTCTTTAGTACAAGGTATATCCCAGACTAGCAGAAGTGATACAACGCTACTGACAGCTTCTGGGGACTTCTCTAAGCATAATGTATTTATAGGTAAAGAGTACCAGTTCTTGTATGAGTTTACAGAGCCTACTATTAAAACAGAAGTACAAGGTAGACAGACTGCACTTGCAGGGGGTATACTTAAGATACGTAAGTTTAATGTAGATTACTTTCGTACTGGTTACTTTAAAATGAGAGTAACTGCTTTAGGTAGAGATGCATTTGATCATATCTTTACAGGTAGAATACTAGGTTCTCCTCTTAATCAGATAGGAACTATACCATTTGAAACAGGATCGTTTAAGAAGTTAATATTATCTGATGCCAGTAATTTAAAAATAGAACTAATTTCTGATTCTTACTTACCATGTTCTTTTACAGGAGCTGATTGGGAAGGTAATTATGTAACTAGGACTATTAGTAGAAGGTAAACATAATGTTAAGGATAAGGGCGTACATGAAGCCGTATCATAGAGTATCTACATTAGATGACATGGTATATTTATCAAAGAATCTAAGGTATGAAGATAAACGTGAAGTAGAAACACTAGGACATACTCCTGAAAAAGCTTTAGCCTTAGGCTTTGGCAACAGTAGTATCTGTAGGTCTATCATAGATGCACGTGGTACACCTGTAGGAGTCTATGGTGTAGTCCCATTGTCTGACAAGATAGGACAGATTTGGATGTTAGGATCACAAGGTTTAGTTAAGATCAAGACTGCTTTCCTTAAACAATCTAGATCAGAGGTAGAAGGTATGAATACTATATATCCCCACCTATGTAATTTCATAGACAGCCGTAACGAGATTCACCTTAAGTGGATCCGCTGGTGTGGCTTTAAGATAATTGGAGAAAAGATGATTAATAATGTGAAGTTTTATGAGTTCTGCAAGGTGGCTAGCTTATGATGCCTGAGGGTTACATGATGTTACAAGCTTTAAGCACAGGGTTTTCTATTTTTGATAGAGCAGCTACATATAGCGACCAAACTTCTCAAGTATATGCACAGTATGATGCAGCTCAAAGACAAGCAGCTCTCCAAAATGAAGCTACTTATAATAGTTTTCTACATTTAGGAGAAGTCCAACAATTAAATGCTAAAAAACATTCTATAGGACTTTCAGAATTATACAGAGTTGCTAGAAGAACTAGAGCTTCTGAAAAGGTTTTAGCTTATCAGCAAGCTGGAAGTGCTTCTCAAACTGGAGCTAAAAGATTACAAGTATTAAATGCTGAAGCTCTTACAGCAGCTCGTAGAAAAAATGAGAACTTTGAAACAGTAGTTAAAGACTTTGAGAATAAAAGAAAGAATCTTACTCTTGAAAATATTAATGCTAATAATAAAACTTTTAGTGGTTTAAGTGCATTACCTAGCAAAACAGGACTTGTTACTGGTATTGCAGGAGATCTTATAAACGCTAAATTGTCTATAGGTTATGGAACAGATGCTTCTGGTAAAGTATTTGATAGGTTCGCTCCTGATAAAGGTAATTAAATAATGGCACAATCATCAAATAGGTTTGGCTTAGATGAAGTTAACACACAGCTAACCGCACCTACTAGCAACGTCCAAGTACAAGGACCACTTAATACCAATTTAACAACTAGTACTAGATCAAAAGGATTTACAGATTTTAGTAATGCTGTAGCAGGTCTTGCTAGAAAAAAGTTAGCTAATAAAATACATAATGATACAGTAGATGCATTGTTAGATGCTGCAGATGGTAAAGAAAGAAACAAAAAGTGGGAACCTGAAGCTGAATATGCTTTTAATTATGCCATAGATTTACAGGAATTTGATAAACTTAAGAATAATCTAGCAAATTTCTCTATTGTAGAAGGTACTAATATTCTTAATGATAGTACGTTAAGTAGAAAAGAAAAGCTTAGTAACTATCAAACAGGTATGCAAAATAATATTAATACAGCCTTACAAGCCTTTACTCCTAGTAATTATTCTAAGTTTTCTCCTTTAATTGATAAAGAATATAGTAGATATAGTCTTATTGCATCTACAGACTTAGCTAAACAAAAGAAAGAAGAAGATTCATCTACAAATGCTGCAGCTATTACTGCAAATGTTAATATTGCTTATGATGCAACAGCTAGAAATATTGCTGATCAACTGGCTGATAGAAAGGATGGTGTTGGAAAAGGCAATGATTTTTCTGGTACTGGATATGATGATGACCTTAGCCCTAAAGAATTTGCAAAATTAACTATAGATGCTACTAATCTTGTATCTTCTAAAGGTTTGTCTGTTACTGCTTTTAACACTATAGTTAATCAAACTCAATCAACTGGAGTTGGGGCAGACAATAGAGAAACTAAAGCAACTGTATTTGCTGCTATGATAGTTAGATTACTTAAGGCTGCTGAGGAAGGAGATTTTGTTGTTGATCGAAAAATTGTAAGTAACCTTATGAATAAAGTTAAAGGAAATCCACAATCTCCAAATTCTACTATAAGAACTGAGATTACTGGAAATACTCCATATGGTACAATATTTAAAACTATTGAAGATGGATTTGATAGTAATCTTAAAACAATTTTAACTAATAAAAGAACTTTAAAAAACCAAGCAATAGTTGATGCAGACAATAAAATAGGTAATATTCTATTTGATAATGTTGAAAAGTTTACTCAAAAACAAGGGCAAGAAATGCTTAAAGGTATGGGTAATATTAATTTACAGCTAACATCAACAAAGAGATGGAATGCTTTGTTTACAGATGCAGCTCTAAATGGGTCTACTTCTGCTGCTTATGTAACAGCTTTAATAGGAGCACATAAGGCAGTCTTAAAACCTAATGGTAAGGAAATCGATGAAATAGCTTTTTCTACCTATGTTTACGAACATAAACTTAAGCCTGAAGCAGCTACAAAATTAAGAACTGCAGTAGATCCTGAGTCCAAAGCAGCTAAACATAGGACTGCTGTATTACAAAACAAATCAATAGATTTACTTTTAACTAGCTTTACATCAACAACTAAAGCTTATCTTAAAAACTTAAATATAGCTGAAATAACTAGAATAGCTAATGGTCTACAAGCAGGAGAAGCTCTTCCTAATAATTTAATATTATCAAAACTAAAAACAAAATTAGGAGCTAATTCACCTGTTTTTAATAAAGCATCTCAGATACTTAACGCTGAACTTGAGTTTACTGAACAACTAGAAAGTTTAATATTAAACAATCCTGATAAAGAACCTACAGAATTAGTTAAAGAAGCTAAACAAATGTTTAATGATTTATTTGCAGATGTTGTTACAGATAAAAAAGTTGGAACTACAGCAACAGATAGAGATCTAGAAACACTTAATACTGTATTGGAAAAACGTAAGTTAATGGAAGCAGGTTCAGGAGCGGTAACACTTACAACAGCAGGATCAGGAAAAGGAACACTTAAAGAAGCTGCTATACAAACAAAAACTGCATTAAGTGTAGCTTTAAATGAATCAGACAATCCTGAGGCTACTAAAAAGTATATAGAGATAGCTTCACAGGAAGTAGCAGCAGCACAAAAAGCTATATCAAATGAAGCTAATTTTAAAGTATTAACTAGAGGTGAAAAGTTAAAAATAGTAATGGCAAAAGGAGGCAGACCTACAGCTTCTGAAAGTGCTAAGAGAACTGTAGATGCTTTTGAAACTAACCCTGATGCTTTTATTGTGTTACGATCTAGAGCTTTACAAGACAAAGCTACAGAAGAAAATGTTGACAAAAAGATTAAAGCTCAAATGGAAAAGAATAGAGAAGCAGGTAAAGAAATATTTAGTATAGGTAATTTTCAACTTACAACAGATGAAGCTAAAAAAGCTTATGGAAATGTAAAGCATTATCTTAAAGGTTTTTATGATATAATTAGTGATGCAGACACTCCTGAAGCTAAAGCTGAACGACAGAAGGTTCAAGCTCAATCAGATAAAACTACAGCTGCACTTGAAAATACAACAAAGGAGATAAATAAAAAAGATATTAGTATTCCTAGGGATGTTTCAAGTGATACATCTGGGGATGCTGAACCTTTTCCTGTAATTAAAGAAGAAACAAAAGAATCCAACAAGGTGAGTAGCGTTGAACCTGAACTTTCAACAGCTCAAAAAATAGCTTCTGCTATTAATACAGTTGTTGGTTCAGGAACAGCTAAAGCATTTGGAAAACCATTTGAAGAACTTCCAGAGGAAATTAAGGTTCTTCCTAAAAAGTTTCAATATATAACAGACGAAGATGCTGTCAAAAGTATTAAAAGAAATAATCCATTTAATGTAGAAAAAGGTGAAAATTGGCAGGGATTAGTTAAGTCAGATAGTAATAGATTCTTTGCTACTGATACTCCATTAAACGGATTAAGAGCAGGATATATAAATATCTTAGCTAAACTTAAAAGAGGTAAAACTTTAGGTGAAACTATTCAAATTCTTTCACCAAAATCAGATAATAATCCTACTTCTGCCATGATTAAATTAGCAGAAAATATGTCTGAAGTTGGAAAAAATGATAAGTTAGAAGTTTCTATGGATAACTTTGAAAAAATAAAACAACTTGGTTTAGGTCTTCTTAAGTTTGAAGCTCCTAACCATAATTATCCAGATAGTTTAATTGATGAAGCTGTAAAATTAGCTATTGAGCAAAAAACAAATGTTGGATTAAAATCAACAGTTAAGGGTAAAGAATTTTATCCTCCATCAAAATCAGATTTTAAAGTAAAGAAAATTAAACCTATAGTAGAAAAAGGTAGTATACTTAAGTCTTTATTTGAAATGCCTAGAAAGGTTTTTAATGAAGTTGTTCCTGATAATTTAAGGTTTTTTACTTCTTATTTAAAGGATAATAAAATACTAAGTCCTAATACTAAAAAACCAGTTGTTACAGAAAAAGCTTTATCTAGTGGAGTTCAGTCAGTCTTAATGAAAGCGGTTAAGAAAGCAATATCTTCTGGTAAAACTAATGTAGATTATTCTGATTATCCTGATACGTCTTTTGGAATGTCAGTTCCTGCTATAGTTGCTGCAAAAGGTAGAAGTAAAGAAGAATATAAGGAAGCTAAAGATCGTTATCCACAAGGTTGGTTAGGAAAAGCTAGGTTATTATTAGACAGCTCTGATGATGTTGTGTCAGCAGCAACCACAATAGGCGGTTTTAATTTTAAAATTATAAATGGAGATGTTGTTATTACGGATATTTATGATTTTAGTAAGTATGGTGGTAAAGAAGATTCTGCTTATGCAGAAGTTAGAAAAGATGTCCATACTAAAAAAGGTAATATTGTTTATCAAGTAAGAGCTAATTTAGGTAAACTTACATGAAGGATACATATAGATGGTATTAGAATTTAATCCAAACAGACAGGATGAAGCAGAGCAGTTTCATGCTGTAAAAAGAGCTAGAAAGAATTATGAAGGCTCTAAACAGGAAGAAAAGGATATAGACACAGTAGCTTTTGAAAACGAAAGAGGAGAAGTTACTGAATTAGAAGAAGAAAAATCTAATAAAGGACATGATGGTTTTATTGAATCTGCCATAGAATTTGTTCCTGATGTTCTTACTGGATTAGGTAGAGCAACTGAACAAGTATCAAGATCTTTAGGTGGACCTGAAAACATCTTTAATTTTGAACCACCTGATGATACAGCTAGTCATGTTATTCAAACCTTTTTTCAGTTTGCTGGTCCTGCAGCTTTAACTATAACTCCTGTAGGAAGAGCTACAGCTACTGTTGCTTTTCTAGCTAAACATAAAACAATAAAAAGAGTTTTAGATTCTGCTTTAGCAGGTCTTCCTGTAGATGCTTTTGCATTTGCACCTGAAGACGGTAATGCATTTAACTTCTTAATTACCGCTTTAGGTGTTTCTGAAGACTCTAGAACTGGTGCGGTTATTAAAGAATACTTAGCAGTAGATCCTGCTGATACAGAGCTTAAAGCCAGAGCTAAGAATGCACTAACTGGTATTGTTGGTAGTGTTATGTTTGATATGATTATTAGAATAGCTGGTGGTACTATAAAAACAGGATACAGAGCTGCTAAAAATATATCTAAAGGTAAAGTACAACTACTTGATACTGATGTTCCCCATGCTAATAAAGTCTTTTCAGGTAAAACACAGACAGATGGTACAGCTCCATCTCCTAGTGAGTTACAGACCCCACAAATTAAAGATGAAGTAGTACCAGATGAAGGAAAGTTTTCAGATGAAGAACTTAAAGAAGTTACAGATGAATTAGGAGCTAACTTTACAGATACTTTAGATAGAGGACAAGCATCATTATCGCCAGAAGAAATGTCTTTTGTTGGAAGTAAATTTTCAAATAGAGAATCAGGTGATATTAGAGCTGCCGATAAAGAAGTAGCTGATGGTGCTGAATTTTATCATTCCTCTACTCCTGAAGCACAAACTCAAATGAGAGAAGTATTTGAGAAGGTTTTTAATGGTGAAAAATTATCTGATATTGAATTAGATAGTATGAATCCTTTTAATCTTACTAAGCTTAATTCACCTACTGAAAGAATACAGATTATAGCACAGTTAGGGGAGATTATGAAAGACACTCTTCCTAGAAACCTTAGTGATGCTGCTAGAGCTGCTCGTAGAGAACTCTTAGATGAACAGATAGCTAAACAAATTAAGTTTTTTGGAGCAGATCCTGAAACGTTTCTTAAGAATCTACAGAAAGCTGCTCCTACAGTAGAAGGACAGATTCAGTTTCTTAGAGCAGGTAAAACTTTTACTGATTTACAAGTACAAAAGGCTTTACGTGAGGTAGGAAAATCTATAGTAAAAAGAACTAAAGAGGCTACTTCCTCTGCAACAGCTCATATGCTTAATGCAATGAATGCTGCTAGAGCTACTAGTGGTCTTAATACTTCTTTTGGTAGAGGTCTTGCAGAACTTAAAAATACAGCTGATGCTGGTGATTTAGCTAGTCAGACAAATCTTATTAAAGCTAAGATGGTCAATGATATTATGGTGGCTACACCTGAATTGGGAGCTAAACGTGATGGTATACTAAATAACTTAGAAAGTTTATCTAAGCTAGAACGTGAGGCTTCTCCTGAAGATTTTGGTAAAGTAAAGAAAGAACGTACTGCTCAGGAACTTGCTGTATCTAACACTAAAAGATTAGAAAAACAATTAGCTGATTTAAAAGCTGGTAAAACAACTATTAAAAATAAACGTGAGATAACTCTAGAAGAAAAAAGACTTAAAAAAGAAATTAAAGATATAAGAAAAGCTTCTCCTAAGAAAGTTAGGAGTGATGAAGAGTTAGCTAATGCTAATATTAAAAGAATACAACAACGTATTAAAAATCTTAAATCAGGAAAGACTCCTACTAAATCTAAAAGAGACCTAACTGAACTTGAAGAATCTTTAAGAACAGAAGAAAGAGCACTTTTAGCTGAAAAAAGAATTACTGAAATACTTTCTGCTGATGATCTACAAGCTCGTCAAAGATTACGATTTATGGAGCTTAGTCTTAAAGCTAAATCCAGAGATATTCTTACAGAAATATACATCAATGGACTTCTTTCTAGTATTAAGACTTCTGTAGTAAATTTTACAGGTAATTCTACAGCTACAATTTCTTCTATTTTTGAAAGAGCCTATGCTGGTGCAACTAATGATTCTATTGATGGTGTAACATTAGGTGAAGCTGCACAATTAACATGGTCTTATGTTAATTCTTTTGGGGATTTTTGGAGAACCTTTTTCTATGCAGCTAAAAATGGACCTAGTACTAATGCTATTAAAAGTGATCTTATTACTGTTCATAACCAATCTATTAGTGGTGCTATTTTAGGTATAGGAGGTAATGTAGGTAAAGCTATAGATGGTGTTGGATGGGCTGTTAATCTTCCTGGTAGAATGTTATTATCTATGGATGAAGCTTTTAAAATGATTCATTATAGAGCACAAATAGATGCTTTATCTTATAGAAAAGCACGTAATATATTAGGAGATGGAGCTAGTAACAGTGCTATAGCTTTAAAACATAGTGAAATTAAGAACGATGTATTAAACCATAAAGATATTTTAGCTGAAGCTAAAGATTTTTCAGAACTTAATACCTTTACTAATAAACTTCCTGAAATAGATCACTTTGATTCAAAAACAAATACAACAAGACAAGTAGATGGATTATCTAGAACCTTTAAAAAGTTATTAGACAGAGATCCAACAGGACTGATGAGAACCTTTATACCTTTCTTTCAAACTCCAGTTAATCTTTTATCTTATGCAGGACAGCGTACTCCTTTTATTAGAAAATTTAGTCAAAAACTTCAAAGAGAACTAAGCGGTGACTTAGGATTAGCTACTAAACAACTAGCTGAAGCTAAAGTAGCTACAGGTAATATGATGTGGGCTACAACTATGGGAATGGCTATGACAGGAAATTATACAGGTGCTCCTCCTGTAGACTATAAATTAAGAATACAACAAGAAGAAGCTATGGGTGGAGCTTTTTGGTATAGTAGGTTAACTAAAGATGGTTGGGTTCCTTATAATAAATTTGATCCTTTAGGAATCATGCTTGCAGGTTCAGCTAATATGGCTAATCTTGTTAGAAGTATTATTGATTTAACAGGACAAGGTAACAAAGATGGTTATACTGCTGAACTTATGGAAGCATTTAATCAAACATTTGCTGATGCTGTAGTAGGTACTGCACGTTTAGTTACTGATAGGCATTATTTACAAGGATTTGGTAATCTTATTGATATGTTAACAGGAGATCCTAGAGGTTTTAGTAAAGGAGCTACTAATTTAGCTACTGCTCTTGATCCTACAGCTAGTTTCTATTCTAGTTTTAGGCGTAATAGAAATAAAGATTTAAACCCTGAAAAAGAAACTCCTCTTAAACAAGCTGAACAAGAAATTACAGATCCGTTAACTGCTGGTTGGAATACTATGTCTGTTGCTCTTAATGATTCTTTTGAAAACTCTCAAAGTCTTTTATTTGGAGGAGGTCAACGTCCTGCTGCTAGAAATCATATGGGAGAAGTTAAGTTCTTTCCAGCTACTGCTGCTAGTGATGAACTTAATATTGGTATTTGGAAAAGTTTAGCTGATATAAGAAATGAAATGGGTTTAGGAACTGCTAGTATTAACCCATTTGCTGAAGCTAAAAAGAAAAATAATCCTGTAATGAATAAACTAGCTTCTTTAGGTTCTACGTTATCTAGTCCTTCTCAATGGGAAGACGTAGATGGAGTTAAAATAAATCAGGAGGAACATACTTTTTACGTAGATATTTATGTAGAACTTAATCAACAACAAAAACTAGAAAATTGGGTTCTTTCTAAATCTTTTAATAATTTACCTGAAGCTATGCAATTAGATCAATTAGAAAGTAGACTCCAACTTAATAGAAATATTGCTGAAATACGAACTGCTTCTAAGTTTTCAAGACTTAGAGATGCTAGTACTAAAAATCTCTTAAATAATATTAGAGAAGAGTTTGCTGAAAACTTACCTCAACGAAGTCAACAATCTCTTTTTAACCTAGGAAACTAAAACATGGCATTCTACGCTAAAGATAAGTATACTGCTGATGGCAGTACTCAGACATACGCAGTAACCTTTCCCTTTATAAGTAGGGAGCACGTAACTGTGACTGCTGATGGAACAGCTGCAACTTTTACATTTGTTAATGATGGGCAAATTACTATTACCAGCCCTGCTGTACTATCCTCAGAAGCTTTAATTATTAAACGTAACTCTAGTCCTGCTACTTTGTTAGTTGACTTTGTAGATGGTTCTAATCTTACAGAAGCTGATTTAGATCTTTTAGCTACTCAGATGTTTTATTTAGCTCAAGAGAATATAGATGAAGGTGGCAGTGTAGGATTTTCTGATATTGATGAAGTTTCAGATACTGCTGTAGCTACTACTGCTGCTAATTTGTTAATATCTAATGGGACTCAGTTTACCAATGTAGCACTATCTGGTGACATAACTGTTAATAGTTCTGGGGTTACAGCTATAGGCTCCTCTAAAGTAGTCTCAGCTATGATTGCAAATGATTCTATAGTAGACGCTGATGTTAAATCTAATGCTGCTATAACTGCTACTAAGCTTGGTAATGGAGATGTTACCAATACTGAACTTAGCTATATTAATTCTGTAACTGCTAATGTCCAGACTGCTATAGATAATATTGTAGCAGGTACTGTAACTTCTGTTCAAGATGATGACTTTACTTTAGTAGACAATGCAGATGGAACTAAAAAAGCTCAGTTTCAATGCTCAAGTATTACAGGAGGAGCCACAAGAACTTTAACTGTACCTGATGCTAATGATACTATTGTAGGAAAAGCTACTACAGATACTTTTACTAATAAGACTTTTAATGCTAATGGTACAGGTAATAGTCTCAGCAATGTAGATGTAGCTGATTTAGCTGCTGGAACAGATGGTCAGTTGATAACATGGGGAGCCGATGCAGCACCAACTGTTGTTGCTGTGGGAACTTCTGGGCATTACTTAAAATCCCAAGGAGCAGGTTCTGTGCCAGTATT